TTGAACCTAACTTAACTGTTGTGATTGCACTATTTGATAGTAACTTTGTACCTATTTTAGTAATAGCCATTTATATGATCTCCCTTTTTTGTTATTTCAATAACAAAACAAAAATACCTGGGGGGCGAATTGCCCCCCAGGTGAAACAAAACTTACGAAATTGTACCAGATAGATACTGTACGACAAGAATGTCGTCTGCGTCCATGGTCAATGATTCGTGTAACTCAACAGTCACAGGTCCACTGGTACTATTGTAGTCAATGGTATAGTCACCGTCAGTTGGTGGTCTCTGCGATGCTGGGGCAGGGATCAGAAGAACACCATTCAAGTACACCATCTCAGACCCAGACAAAATAATCGTAGGATTACCGCCTGCATCGACTGCTAGTGAGGCAGTAGTGAAGAGTGAACCAGAACCTTGTGTAGGCGCTGCTGCCTTGTTTGCAACAGATGCTCTAGAGAATATCTGTCTTTGATGTCCTACACTAAGTACACCGTTTGCAAAGTTAAGTCCGCCATTGCCGTTATCGATATCATAAACAATATCTCTATTCAAGTTCGCCGCCTTAACAACCTGAGTGGACGCAATGTTTGTAACATTCAAGTGATACGTTGTAACACTGTGAGCATTAATATTTGAACTTGAGACATGGTTCGTGGTTACCTTGTGGAGAGTTGCCAATCCAGACCCACTGATTGTGACTACATCAAGATCGTTAATGGTTGCTTTGTCAGCGTCGACAGTATGCGCTTGTATCGTTGATCCGGAAACAGTTCCAGTAAACGTTGCGGATGTACCGTCAAGATCTTGAACTGTTACCTTATCTGTATCAACAGTGTGCGCCTGAACGGTCGTGCCTGAAACAACAGTGAATGCAGCAGACGTACCGTCCAAGTCAAGAATACTTGCCTGATCCGCATCTACCTCATGGTACTGTACGATGGTACCAGATAACGTATGGAACGTACCTGAAGATCCTGAGAATGATGCTGCTGTCAACTGTCTGTTCACGTCTAACTCTTGGAAGATACCAACAGATGCCGACAATGTACCAGATACACCAAAGAGGACTGCGTCATTTTTTCTACCACCAGTGGTTGAAAGCGAGAGACCCTGTGTAGATCCAATCTTGAAAACAAGATCCGAACCTGCGCCGCCACCAGCGTTACCAAGAACCACACTTGCAACTCCGTTTGAACCAGACCCAGCGGTACCACCAATCTGCAGACCGGCACCCTCAAGGGCGTCTCCTGCGGAACCTGATGCTGCTGCGATAATCTGCTTGCTAACTATCTCGAAGTGCTCTGAAGTCGTAATGCTTGACTTATAGGTTCTTGCATCGAGAACATCTACAACCAATTTACGGAACTTACCAGAAGAACCTGAGAGTTCGTCTGCTGTTACGTTGTGAAGGTTTGATGTACCAGATGACGTAATATTTGTTGCAACCACTTTACGGAAATCACCTTCGTCACCATCAATCTTGTGAAAGAGTGATGTGCCAGATGAGGTAACAACTGTTGCGATTGCTTTGTTAAATGTACCTTCGTCGGCGTCAATCTTGTGGAAGGTTGAGATGCCTGAACCTGTAACTACAGGTGCGATGACCCGATTAAACGTACCTTCGTCGACATCTACCTTGTGAATCTGTGCTGTACCAGAACCGGAGATGTTAGTTGTCTTGATAACGTTGAATGTTGCATCATCTACATCTAACTTGTGGAAGGTTGATGTCCCTGAACCTGAGATTGTAGTTGCTGTGACTTTTCTTGCGTCAATAATATCTGCGTCCAACTTGTGAAGTGTGGAAGTCCCAGAACCAGATACTGTTGCAACGAATACGTTAGCGAATTTTCTACCTGCTGCGCCGAGATTTAAACCCTCGTTTGCTGCTGGTTGAAGTGTTGAAGCGTTCAACTCTAATTCGTCTGATCCGTTGATGTTGAATGATAGGGTTGTCTTTGCGTTTACAGTAAGACCTGTCTTTGAATCAGCGAAGATCTCGCCAGTGGATCCAGAGATGGCCGTGTATGCGAATACAACCTTACCGCCGTCTGATGCGGTCAAATGAATGCCGTCTGTTCTGATTTTTGAGATTGCGTCCATCGCATTTGTGCCGCCTGCACCGTGGAACTGAATGTGCCCCTCGTTACCAACTGCTGCGTTTGATGCTGATACTGCTGCTTTTAGATGTCCGAATGTTACGGTTCTCATGCCGCCGCCGTCGCCCTTGGAGGCGGATACGACTAAAACGTCCGCATCATCGAGATGCGCTACGTCGTTTCTTGCTTGGAATAGGTCTATGTGACCCACTTGAACTGAACCTGATGCGATCTTGTCTCGGGTAATCGCTCCGTCTGCGATGAGGGCGGTAGTTATTGCACTGCTGGCTAATAGTGTTGTGCCAATTTTTGTCTTTGCCATTTTTTATATGCTCCTTAAAAAATTTTTGGATTTATTTTACTTCACTTATCTCACTTAAACAAAACCAAAACCAATAAGAAACAAGTAAACTACGAAAATAGTATCTTTTTTAGATTTCTAACGTTATTATCAAACTTACAAAACTCGGAGTTTAAGAACTCCAACGAAAGAGCTTGGCACTGACCTAACCTATCATCAAACTCAAAATGAAACTTTCCGGATTCTAACCGCTTGCATCTAATAAGATTCGTACCCTTTAATTGTAGAAAGGCTGCGATGCCTATGTCTGATGTTATAAAATTCATTGATATGTTCCCTCTTTTACAATTAAATAGTGATCACTCTTTAACAAACACTAGATTTGTGCCTGGAGAGTCATCCATTTGTGCCATTTGTATAGAATACTGTGCGGAGGGGTCTAATCGATAGACTTCCTTAAGACTTTCTAAGAAATTCTCACTATTTTGCCTTTTCTCTTCTATTTCCTCCAGCAATATAACCTTTTTTACCTCATGATCTCTCATGTAGGATCCGTATCCTGTGATCTTATCGTCCAAAAGAGTTCTAAGGTGGAAGAAGTTTTTTGTATCCTCATCCGATACGACAATATAAGAGTCGTCAAAGTCATCCTCTTCTTCTACCTCGCTTTCATCTTGCCAATCGTCTTCGAAGTCCTCTGGATCTAACCCCGCTTTCAAGGTCTCAGCGGCTAACAGTGCTTTGTTGGCGAGATCTGGATTCTCCTCCTTCAATTCATTTAGCATGTTTAATAATTTGTTTAGTTTTGACATGTTGTTCCTCCTTATGTCATGATTCGTCTAGTATATAACTAAATAGTATGTTCTCTAAGTTTGCTGGTGCTTCACCGAATGTAACTACACGAGCAGCAACGGTAAAGTCAAATTCGCCGCCCTCAGTCATCAAAATACCTGATCGGAAAACCATTAGAGTGCCTGCGACAAACGCTTCCGGCACTGTAAATTGCGTTCTGTTACCATTAGCAGTCTCTGTTGGTGCACGGGCGACCTTATAATTTGTTGTTGTGACAGTGCCGGAACTGGATCCGCCTCCTCCGCCAGATGATCCGCCTGTGGCGGAAGAAACTGCCGATGTGGTGGTCTCTCCGGGATTACGCATTGGTCTGTTGGCAGCAACCTTATCGTCCAAAGCCAGTATCTCTTGAGTGGTCAACCCTTCCAGTCCGTATAGGCGGCCGGTTGCACTGTCTAGTTCATCTGCTGTAATGATCCTCTCTCTCGGTATCTTAACCTCCACTGCATTCTCTCTAATTGAGTAGTTTGGTTGCAACCTATTCTTGCCTTCTCCGGTCAACCATCCGAGCACCTCAATATTGACCTTTGTTTCGAACTTCCTCTCCTCATTTGAAAAACTACTAATATTATTGTTCTGAGAGAAGTCCTCCTGTATGAATGCCTCGTACCTGAGTCTATCATCTTCAATTATGACATAGTTTATTCCGCCAGGTCGTGTTATGAATGGAGTGACTGCCTGATTCATTTGCTCTTGGTACTCTGTCCTTAGTGTTATTTCATACTGAACAGTGACATAAACTGGAATTGGTATCGAAACTGTTTGGTATACAATCTTTTCATTTTTTATTGCAAAATTTAACTGACCTCTTCTTTTCTTTGCGCTGGCGTTTGCAAAATTTGAAGTCTTATTCTGGTTGATCTTTCTAGAAACCGATATGGACCCACCACGCACCTTGTCTAAAGGGGGTATATTTCCCCAAACAGATCCCTTGCGAGAGGGATCCTTTGAAACCGACGTTCTCTCAATGGTAATCAGAGGCAATATTAAAGCGCCCTCTTTATCCCTAATCCTGCTATTCTTGCTTTGGAATGTCCTTTCTGCAGAAGTCCAGATAACTGGAATTTTCCTAAATCCTGTTGGGGTGGCGCAACTAATATTTAAAGTTTCGTTTATAAACTTATGCATCGCAAGATCAATGGTTTCCATTGTAGACGAATGAAACGGTCTATCTTCTATTCTTCTTGGTTTTGTGGGTCTTAATACCATGCTCTACTCCTCACAATCCATACTTTGCCAATTCATCTGGATCGACAACTGTGCGCTCTCTAGGTATCTTTACCTCGACGATTGTTTCGTTAACCACCTTGTGTGGTGTTTCTTGGTTTGCACCGGAACCTATCAAGTGCCCCAAGACCTTTATGTCAAACTTTGTTTCAAACTTCCTTTCTTCATTTGAGAAATTGCTTATGTTGTTTTCGTGTGTATAGTCCTGCTGTATAAACCCCTCGTAGCGATGCACACCATCTCTGATGATAATATAATTTATTCCACCTGGCACTGTCATGAAAGGTACCATGAGGTCATTCATTTGCTGTTGATACTCTGTTCTGATCGTAATCTGATACATAACCGTTATATAAATCGGCAAAGGTATTGAGATCGTCTGATACACTGTCTTATCAGTCTTAGTAGGAAAATTAAGTTGCCCCTTTCTTTTGAGTGCATGTGCATTTTTAAAGTTGGATGTCTTTTCCTGCAGGATTCTCTGCATCGTGGGAATATTACCTCCTTTAATCTTATCCATCGCAGGGACGTTCGCCCATACTGTACCTTTCTCATTCGGACTCTTCATTGTTGATGTGCGCTCTATTGTCACAACTGGTAAGATCAATGCACCGTCTGCATCTCGGACACCCTTGTCTTTCTTGCTAAGAGCGGAGCGTTCAGCAGAAGCCATAACAACCGGAACTTTCTTGAACCCCTCTGCTGTCAAGGTGTTCAAGTCCATTTGCTCATCGATAAACTTATACATAGCAGAATCTATATTCTCTATTGTCGAATTAGATATCCGTTTACCTTCGTATTCGTTTAATTGCTTGCTGTATGGTTTATGACGTTCCATTGAACAAACCCTCTCTTGCCTTTATACATTCCGCACTTATTTCCATCATATTCTCTCTTTGCCCAAACAGTCGTGTCGGTTCGTTGAGTGTAGCTATTTCGTAATAAGTCTCACCATACAATACAAAATCACCTTCTCTTACAAAGAGATTCTGATCCTCTGTCAACCTGCGCTTATGAAAATGAACAACGATTTTTGAAAGTCTATCGACGCCAAGATTTGTAGTTTCTGTCTCGTACCCTTGCCATTCCACAAGAGCATAAACCCTGATTGGATTTAGAAACGTCTTATTCAGTGCTTCACCGTATATTGGGTGAAAGTTTGTTTCTTCTATAGATATTGGATAGTAGATTATCTGTTGTCCAATGACTCTTTCGGCAATCTCATCATTAATTTGCTTAACAAGATCACGCTCTTTCTTACCAGTAAATAAAGGTGGAGGTGGAGCATCTGGTTGATTCCATTTGTTATCTCCCATAGTTTATCACCCCACGTATACCAAGTCTGGTATTTTCTGTAAGATTCTATCTGCACTTTCGACCATCGAGGCGTCTTGTTCTGCAAGTTTCGCATAAGTCATTTCTGCCAAAGTAGTCTTTAACTCTTCACGAAGAGCAGTTTGCTCCTCCTTTCCTTGTGATACCAACTCACTACCATTTAAGTTAATGCTTTCTCCAGGTATCGGTATTGATCCAAACTTAGATCGAACCAAACCGAGCATTTCCTTTGCCAGTGCGAGAGCAAAGCGCCTTATCCACTGCTTGCCAATTGAATTGATAGTGTCATATGGCAAATTTGAAAAAGGCAAAGTATTCATGTTATTAACACCATGTAACCCAGATCGTCCATTCGTCACATCATCCATAGGTCCTGAAGGAATTGAAAACTCAACCCACATCGTCCTTGGTCCGCCTGAATATGGAATAGGCATTATTCTCAGTTTATTGTCTCTTATCTGATACGACCAATGCGACATTCGTGTATATATCGCATCTTCAAATGCCAGTGCTTGAGACTTATTTTGCCACGCAGGTACTAACTCAAAAGAAGAATCGTCAGAAAACTGTCCGTAGTTGTGCATATTGCCAACAACGTTTAATCCGCCGTAGTATCCATAAAATCTCCACATTGCTTGAGGTGTCTTGTAGAAAACTTTTTTGACCAAGATTTTTTTACCATCGATTTTCCCAGCGTAAGGTATTGTTATACCGCCAGTGAAATCAGTTACAGACATTCCAGATGTTCCTGTCTCAGATAATGTTACAGTGCCGTTACCTGGACCACCTGCAGTAGATTGCGTTATCGTAACCACAGCACCAGATGCAGTTGCAGAGATCTTGCCATTTGCATTTAAGCAAGAAGCAAGTCTTGTTGCTGTAAGATCGTTGGTGCCATCGCCAATATCAAACGTTGGGCTGTTCGTATCTGTATCTGTCGTGGTCGTGTCATTTGCAGTGGCAGTTATTGTAGTGCCATCTGTTGTAGTAAATGATATAGTATCTCCAGCATCAAGATCAGCATGTGAACTAATCGTAACTGTTGCTGTCGCTGCGGTGTTTGTCCTGGAGGTTATAATATCCTGAAGGTCGTAATCTTGTTTTCCGACCTCTATACCAAACGATGCCGAATATTGAACCGAGTCTTTTAATCCAACTTCGGCGCCGATGGTCTCCGATACGTTCCTGGCAAAACCATAGTCAAACTTTGGATACTTCAAACTTGCTGAAACGGGCCCCGAAGTGAGTTCCCCCATGTGATCGAACGTGCCTGTAGCGTGTCCCAGAAAGCTCGGCAGAGCATTGCTTGCCTGATGTACGTTAATTAAATAAGAGTATTCTAGTACTGCCTCTTCATATGCAGAATAGATGTTCCCTTCAGTCAACTCTATATCAAGTATGTCTCCTCCCAACTTCTTGTGAGTGTACGCTACTTGGTCCACTGCACCAGATACAAAGTTTCCGGAAAAAAGCACACTTGAGTTTGCTGAATAGATTTTATATGGTAACGACTTGTTTACGTTACCGTGACTGCCAGTCTCAGGCAAGATGCTCTTGCTTGAATTGCTGGCAGGTAATAGTGTTGGTAATGACATCCAGTAGTCCTCCGTGCTTTAGTAATTAGTCTTAAACTTAACAAAACACTAGGACTTCAAATTTCTTTACTCTTTGGATGCTTTCTTGCGGGGTGCTTTCCTGATTGAGGTTTTGCGTGTAGAAGTCTTCTTTCG